GAAGTAGCCATGGGCTGCGACGATGTTGTACGTTTCTTCTTCTTGTCCAAATTTGTATCCATAGTTTTGTGAATCTAGTCCTGTGGTTTCTCTAATAAGTGAAGATGTAACCAGTGAACCATGCATAGCACTAAACAAAGCACCGCCAAACATACCCGCGACACCTGCCATGTGGAATGGATGCATGAGGATATTATGTTCCGCCTGGAAGACAAACATAAAGTTGAACGTGCCTGAAATACCCAAAGGCATACCGTCACTGAATGATCCCTGTCCGAAAGGATAGACGAGGAATACAGCAAACGCGGCAGATACTGGTGCAGAGTAGGCAACACAGATCCAAGGGCGCATTCCTAGTCGATAACTAAGTTCCCATTGTCGTCCCATGTAAGCAGAGATACCAATGAGGAAGTGGAAGATGACGAGTTGATATGGTCCTCCGTTATAGAGCCATTCATCAACTGTTGCAGCTTCCCAAATTGGGTAGAAATGCAGTCCGATTGCGTTTGAGCTGGGAACAACAGCTCCTGAGATGATGTTGTTTCCATATAAAAAAGAACCTGCTACAGGTTCACGAATACCGTCAATATCGACGGGAGGAGCAGCAATAAATGCCACGATGAAACAAGTTGCAGCTGTCAGTAAGCAAGGAATCATAAGGACTCCGAACCAACCTACGTAAATGCGATTGTTTGTGGAAGTAGTCCACTCACAAAACTCGTCCCATCCTTGCAATAAACTGCCACTCTTCTTTAAAGAAGAAGTTGTCATTGAAAAGTAAGAGTACGATTAACTTGTATGATGAGAGACGTAATCCCCTTGGTCTCGGTTTGAGGATATATAGAAGCCTTATAGGGCTTAATATGATTATACAGGGGTTTAAGTTTGCCTCACGCTATAAAAAAAAACTACAGAATTTAGGCAACGACGTAATAACTCTTCAGTAATCCCTGCAACAAACACTCGAAAAAACACCATGACTAATGAAAGTAGTCAGGAAGCAATAAAAGAGATATATAAAGACAATTTTTACTCGCTTCCTGCAAACAGACACAAACGAGACGAATTAATAAAAAAGATTCTCTTAGAACAAAATGTACTAGACATTAAAAAAGCCCCACTGAAGTGAGGCTAAATATCAAAACTACAAAGCTACCTTTTTCTTATGAGGAAGTCGATGAGATGACACATTAAAACAATGTGATCTTGATGCTATTAAAAACTGTGCATCATGCAGTCTGATCTTCTTCTGAAGACGTTTTCTAATTGAAACTAAATCATTCATGATACTTTCTCCTTTTTAGGGGATTCGTAATGATAGAACTTTCCTCTATATACACGAGGAGCATCAGAAACTAATTCTTTTTTAGAAGCTGCTACATCCTTCTGATAAACAATTCCGCGATAAGTAAGACTTGCCATGATAAGTGCCGTGTGTGACTATGTCTTTATTATAGTAATTCGGTATCTATTTATACAGTTTACAGTGATACATTAATTATAAAGAAATTGTTAAGATTTATAAGTAAAGGAGGAGTAGCCTCACCGTTGTTTCTCGGCAAGGCTCTCGTTTTCTAGGCATAGGAAACAATAAAAACTATGCCTTCCTCCTGGCCTGACATTGTTCTTCTTCGGCCTGACGTATATTAAATCCACTAACTCTTGAAACTTCTCTTTTCAAGTTTAAAGCTGCCTCTTCTGCCTCACTACGTAATTTACATCTCTTACCCCACCAAACGGTGTGTCCATCGTAGTACCAAGGGCTAAATTCATTTACAAGACCAACTTCTATAGGAGTCACACCACACTTATCTGGTGTTAAATCCATAGTCCTATAAGAATGCATCATTCAACTTGTCAAAATAGGGGATAATAAATTTGAAATTTGACTCATTGATAAATCTTTCCCTTTCACTTTGGGCTCTACACGAAAACAATCAAAGTAACGAGATCCATCTGTATTAGCTAAAGGATCTTCTGGCGTAATTGCTCTGATATTAAAATCTTTCCTAACTGGATCATCTATATAAGGAGGTCTATGCCAATAATATTCCAATTTCTCCACAGAGTAAGTCCACTCTGGATGATACCTATGCCACCTACCCCAAGCTTTAAACTGCTTTCCAGGGTCTCCAGATGTGCAATCCAACAAAAGAATGTCTCCTGGTTCAATCATCCATCTCATACGAAGAACTTTTTCAAATCCTTTTTTAATAGCTTTAAAACCTGCTCTCTGACATGTCATTTTTTTATACATAGACCGACAACGCTTATTATTTCTCTTGTTATACCAATCATTTATCTGTCGATTTGACTTGCCAATAGCAAATCCGACATTCCATATCCAGAAACCTGGGCGTATTTCATAATGAGGTTGCATAAAAATTTTACAGATTTGACCCTCGACATAAAATTTAGAGCTTGTAAACTTGCGGCGTACTCGATAACTCATTGTGGAAGAACTTTTAAGATTAATTCAATCTGACCCTCAACTATGGGAAATAGTTGAACAGCTAAAACAAACAGAAGAAGAGCCAGCTGACTTCTTCTTAAATGTAGCTAATATGCTCGCAGTTGAAATGGAAGAACTCCATAGAACTGATTTAAACGACAAATTAGTAGCCCTTTTTGGTGGCCTCCCTGAACCAGCATTTAGAATGGTACCCCTACTAATGCATATAGCACTTGATATATTCTTGATGAGAGCAATACCAAACCATGACTCAATTAGGGACTAATCATGCAAATCGGATATTCCTTATGTACTACCGATAAGAAAAAAGTACTTTGTATAAAAAAAGGATCTGAAAAGATAGAACTATTAGACACAGCAGATAAAAAAAATATCGACAACGCCTTGTGTCTACAAAGTTTAACTTCTATCAAAACTATATATGACAAGTTCAGGGATAAGAAATTGGTTGACGAACTTGATATAGTGGATATCCAAGAGTTATACAGATGAATCGGTATGTGTTTGACTGTGAAACAAACGGTCTACTCCATGAACTAGATACTATTCATTCTCTTGTCTTAAGAGATATAGATACAGGCGACATTATTAGCTGTGCAGATAAAGAAGGCTATGAACCTATATGGAATGGAATACATATTCTTGAAAGTGCTGATCTATTAGTTGGTCATAACGTAATCAATTTTGATTTTAGAGCGATCAAAAAAGTCTATCCATCTTTTAAAAGAAAAAAAAGCTGCTTAATTAACGACACCTTAATTACTAGTAGGGTCATGTGGCCTGAATTAGAACCTGTTGATGCTCAAAAATTTTCTCATATCCCTAAAAAATATATAGGCCGACATTCATTAGGAGCTTGGGGAGAACGTCTTAATGTAAAAAAACTAGATTTTAACGAAGAAAAAGAAGCAGAAGAAAAATGGGATGAGTGGTCTGAAGAAATGCAAATATACTGTGAAGGGGATACGCTTGTTTCGTTAGAGCTATATAAGTATTTTGAGACTCAAGGTCTTGATCCCAGATGCTTCAAGCTGGAGCATACATTTGCATTAATTATGTCCTTTCAAGAGGACTTTGGTTTTCCATTCGATGAGAAAGCTGCATTTGCACTAGTCAACAATTTAAAAACAAGGAGGACAGAAATTGATGAACAACTTCAAAAGGTTTTCCCACCCATCACGGAAAAACGTACTTCTGCCAAAACGGGTAAAGCCCTTAAGGACAAAGTCACTACGTTTAACCCCGCTTCGCGTAAACAAACTGCCGATAGGTTACAAGAGCGTTATCCTGAGATTAAGTTCGGCAAAACGGAAAAAGGGAATACTAAGCTTGATGATGACGTCTTGGAAATCTTGGGTAAAAAGTATAAGGAAGCTTCTCTCCTAGCTGAATATCAACTACTTAATAAGAGACTAGGACAAATTTCAGATGGAAAAGAGGCTTGGCTAAAACATAGTCAAAAATATAAAGATGGAAGAATACATGGATCAATTATCACAAACGCTTGTGTGTCGGGCAGATGCTCCCACCGAGGGCCCAACGTCGGGCAGGTACCACGAGTTGGTCAACCTTACGGTGCAGAATGTCGTGCTTTATTCCATGCTGATGGTGGTTGGCGCTTATGTGGAGCCGATGCTAGTGGCCTAGAACTTAGAGCACTTGGAGCTCAATTAGCATATTTTGATGGTGGTGATTATGCAAAATTAGTTAGTACAGATGATTTTGATATTCATACCTATAATGCACAACTATTTGGAATATTTGATGGTAAAGGTGAAATAACAAAAGCAGTAAGAGAAAAGGCCAAAACGCTAATTTATGCTGTACTTTATGGCGGGGGCGCAAAACGCATAGGCTCAATAATGGATATAAATTTAAGTGAATATGAACAAAAAGAAATAGGATCAAAAACTATCAATACTTTCTACAAAAATTTACCAGCTATCAAAGAATTGCGAGATAAAGTAGATGAAAGAGTAGTAAAAAGAGGATATTTAGTAGGCATAGACGGTAGACATCTACAAATAAGATCAAGACATAGCGCTTTAAATCAACTTTTACAATCTACAGGAGCTATTGCAGTTAAGAAAGCTACATGTATCCTCTACCAAGATTTACACAAAGCCGGATTAAGATGGGGTTGCCACTTCGCTTTCGTTGCTCACATACATGACGAAATACAGTCACTTGTTAAGCCACAATTAACAGAACTTTATAAAAGTTTAGCTATAGACTCTTTCCGTAAGGCAGGAGAATACTACGATCTAAAATGTCCCTTAACTGGTGAAGCCAGAGAAGGAAAAAATTGGATGGAGACCCACTAATGACAAACAAAAAACATCAAATCAAAAGTTCTTGGTATTACATTTTCTGGGGACTCATGTCAGCATCAGTTGTAGCTGGGCAACTTTATGTTGGTACCGGCTATAGAGAAATGTCAAAAAGCATCAAGCGCACAGGGGAACACGTGATTCATCTGCACATGGAATATCAACGTTCCTTAATAGATCTACGCAAGAATTAAGGCACGATTTCTCATCTTCATCTAAATAACATGAAGAGATGCAATCAAAATAAGTATCAACGGGGTCTAGTGTTTTCATTTCAACACTTTAACCTAAAAAGCATGAAAAAGTCATGAGTAAAACCTCTCAAAAAAATTATGGACAAACATGACATCCCATTTTTAGGTGATTTTTACACCAAAAAAGAAGTAGATGCGATGGTTGCTGCAGCTGTTGAAGAAGCTAGAGCAATCGATGAAGCTTCCATGGCAGAGCATAATTTCAAGGCAACTATCATCAGCATGATTCTTGGTTTCATATGCCTAGCACTATTTGTTGATGGTCTGTTACGAATACTTGGAATCATACCTCCCTTCGCAGGACTAGATGTAAATATATTGGATGACATAGCAGAGAAGACAACAAAAATAGTAGAAAAAGACCTAGCTCCTGTACTAAATAAAATTCCAAGAATTTAACTTGTAATTCTAGATAATTTCTGTAGAGTTGATTTGCTTACCTCTAAAATATGCCACCTGAAAAGCCGAGTCCAAAAAAATTAGAAGACATGTCTAATGAGGAACTTCTTACTCTCCAAAGTGGGATCATAGATGTACGCTGCTATCTAGACCAAAGGCTATCTAATTTGCATGCTATTATGCATGACCGTTTAGAAAAAAATCTTGTTAAGTAACTATGAACAACATCACTGCATGCGCCGTTTACAAAGGTGACTCTAAGTCGGAGAAAGGTCTCAGACTATTAGATTTTGAAATACCTAGTAATAATGAAAGACCTCCCATACCAGTCCATTTAATCCCCAGTTTTGCGGCAAAAAAAACTGACGACCTAGGAGCAATTGAACCTGGAGAAACAGTTTTCATAAATGGGAGAATCTACTTACATGATGATCACAAAGCTTATATAGTTCCATCTAGTCCATTGCAGAAAGTTCCTGCAGGTACTATTTGCAATCAGATAGATTTAGCTGGTATTGCACATCTCTGGCAACGTGAACAATCAAATCAAAACGTATTTAGTTTTGGAATGATGTGCCGAGTAGTATCACAAAAACCACTAGGACACAGGGAATATGGGACTACAACTGTTGGCTTTCGTATAGAGAGTTGGGGAGAAAATGCCGCAAATTTAAAATCAGCTATACATAAAGGATGCTTTATTGCTATAGGAGGATCTCTCAAATTTGATAAATATATAAATAAGGAAGGAGTTGAAATAACTGGGTATCGCATAACTGTAAGATCTAAACAATTCACAATTGATCAAAGAAAAGCAGAAAACTTTAATGAAGTAAAAGACTTAGTAGCAAAAAATGATATAGGGAAGGAACCACCTAAACCCTCTTCTGATAAACGAGAAGTATTTGACTCACCACATCAACAAGCTATAGCAAAACCTAGCGAACCAGTTGATGATGGGATACCATTTTGATAACCTTATGAAGTCGGTTTATCCGACTTAAAAACTCTCAAACTTTTTAAAACTTTTTATGTCTGTACTAGACCGCTTTAAAGATACTAGTAAGTATCCACGCCAAATGCGTGAGCTAGGGATGTTAATCATCCTCAATAGAAGAAGTGAGCCAGGCATCTTTTTAAAAGATGTACACGCTGACCGCTGTGGTTGGACTGGTAAGCCTTCTCAATTTCCTGACGCTGAACACACTGAAGAAGAATTTGGTAGTGAAGGAAAAGTTGAATCAGGAATCTTATTCCGAACTCCTCGACTAATTATTCTTAGAGGTGGATATAAAGATGATCCAACCTTCGTAGAAAATAGCAATGAAAATGGTGCTATCGAAGGACTCTATACCGATGTAAACCACTTATGGGATACATGGAAAGAAAAATTTCCTGACAAAAACCCTCCATATAGAAGAAGACGTCTAGTTCTCTGCTATCTAGTAGATGCTAAAGGTGTTCCAGCTCACAAGAAACCCTTAATACTCTCTGTTCACGGAGGAGCAGCAAAGATACTTTGCCAAAAGTATGCTCAATTCCTAGAACAACTGGAATCTGCCTATGCCGACCACACAGGAGACAAGGCAGCTCAAGGATTCGGAGGAAAAATGGCTGCATCTGTCATATGGACACCTACTTTTGGTAGTGAAAAATATGGTGAGGTCAGAAAATCTGACATCTGTGTTGCAAAATCTTGGATAACTCCAACAGAAGACAATATCCTTGAGTTCTGGCCTAAAAAAGAAGCTGATATAGATCATCTAGAAGATGTCTACGATAGCTGCCCTCCAGAGGTTTACGCTAGTAAATTCTTTAAGCAGTGCGAAGCTGAAATTGGTATCAATGCTCTAAAACCGGGGGTTGATATAACAAACTGTGCTCTCCCAGCAGCTGACTCAGGCTTAGGAGAACGTGATGAAGCTGGTGCTTTAGCTGGCGGATTGAAGTAAAGTTATGGGTATGGAAGATTCTCTTTTATACCTAGCAATGTCAAAGCTCCTCTTCCTTTTTGCAGGAGGAGCTTTTGCATTAATACCCGTTTATCTACTCAGTCTTGTTCTTCAATCCTCTCTTGAGGAGGAACAGTAGATAATTTAGCTTGAGCTCTTTCAGCCTTATCAATCAATTTCTGTGCCTTTTTTCGACTTGTACATAATTGCGCTTTAGCGGCAAACTTAAGTAATTTTTTGTGCTGTTTAACTTGATTAACCAATTAATTAACCTTTTGGTATTTTTTTTCGAGTAACACCTTGTGTCTCTATTTCAGCTAGTCTCTTACATAAACCTCGTATAATAGCTTGACGCTGCATTGCAATTTTCAATAATTGAATAGCACCTGTTCTAACTTGGTCTATATTTTCTAGTGATTCAAGTTCTTTTGAAACAGCCGTCATAGTGAATTCGTCCTCCAATGTTGGGGTTAAATCGGCAGGATCGAAAGCTAATTCCACTAATTCAAAAGACGCCATAGAGACTCGGCATATTCCCTAGTCTACTTGACGTATTGACAGACACCGAACACTGCTTAAAATTCAACCAGAACTAATTAACTAATGCCTAGAAAAGTAAATCTTTCAGACAATAATAAAAGTGAAAGTGCAGTACCTAAAAAAACTTCTATAGGCCACGGTAGGCGCAAGCGTGGATCATATGCCGTTCGAGGTCAAAAAAAATATAGAGGTCAAGGTAAATAAAATGCCTGATCCTATTTCGTATCTACACTTACTAGAAAGAGGTAAGGAGATAAACGCTCTATTAGAGCTGGAAAATTTAGATGAAGAAGATAGATCAGAACTTGAATTGATATGGAACTCTCTTAAATCAAGAGAAGAATCAAAATTTGATGCAATAATAAGCGTAATAAAAGAATGTGACAGACAGATAGATAGAGTAGAAAAAGAAATTAGAGATCTAAAAAAGAATCACGAACACTGGAAAAACAAGAGAAAAAACATTATTAACCTGATTAAAAAAGCATATGAAAAGCAATTAATAAGCTCTATGCCTACAGGAAATAAGTATCAAGCTACCATTAGAACGGTAAAAGCAAAACTTGAAGACAATTTCAAATCTTGGACAAATAGTGAAAAAAGAATTTTTGGATTGAAAAGAAAAACAGTTATCACAAGATTAATAAATAATGAAGTTATTGATAATAAAGAAGAAGAAATTCCAGATAAAAATCAACTTAGAGATGCTATAGAAAACACACCTGAAGAAGCTCCGAGTTCCGCAAAGCTTATTAAAAAAGTGTCCCTTACTTATAACTTAAGAAGAAGAATAAAAACAGGAATATAATGAAAAAACTAGTATGCGTAAGCTTTTCTAACTCAAGAATAATCGCACATATAGAAAAAGAAAATAAAATTATTAACGAATCTTGGCATATTCGAACTAGTAAGCGTGGCGTTTTTGACTTCCCAAAAAAGCTATTAAAAAAACTTAATTGGGGAATCGGTGACGAAATTGAGTGGATTGACCAAAATAACGGTACATTTACTCTGACTAAAATTAATAAAAAGACTAATGACTAACAGAGATAAGCTAAATATCTTGATCGAGGAAAGCGCAAAGCGCAGAACTGAGCCTACAGACTGGAATATATTTGAAATCCTACAAGAAAGAAGAGAAGGTACAGAAGATAATTACCGACTTTACGACAGGTAATACCTCTTGGATTAGGTCAGATAATCTAGTCTTACTGTTGCAGGACCAGGATGAGGACTCAGAAGAAAATCCGTTACAAAGGAAAGCCATCTGAACCTTTAGATTCAGTTATTTTCTCAAACTATGAAATAAAAATCTTAAAGCATGGCAACACTGGTCATGTACTTTATCGATACCCTAGTAAGGCTCATGATTGGGAAAACTGCTGGACAATGGATCTTCAATCAGCTAAAAGTGGAGTATTAAAATATCAGGAGCATTTAAAACAAGATAAAAAAGAAGACTGATTTACTACTAAAATTGACCCTACGCATTCTTAATTATGTTGACCATGGCTAGACCTGTCATGAAAAGCCTGATGGACGACTTAGCAATAAGTATCCATCAACATTTATTAGATATTTCAACAGAGTTTAAAGGTAACCACTTTGTTTTAATTCCTATAACTGAAGTTGTAAAAAAATTCGAACGCAATCATCGAACAATTCAACGCCGGATAAATGCATTAAAAGATGAAGGATTACTTGTCCCCATAATAAAGAGAAATACAATTACGTTATATCAGATCATCAACTCTGAGGATTAAAAATGCCCGAACACTCCACACCAGACCCGAATCTGGAACACATAGATTTTCTTATATCGTCTTTCACCGATAACGGGAAATCATTAAGAGCTTTCAATATAAATCCACAAGAACTAGCTGTCTCAGTATTGACCGCAGGCTTATTGGCTAATTCCAAGTTGGCAATAAGTCCAGATGATGCAATCAAGTCAGCATTCGATATTCATGCGAGAATACAAGCACACGTAGGACAATTTCAGTCAATGCAATTTGCTGCAAAGATAGAAAATTGTTTTACAGAAAGACCACCTGAAATAGAACACGACTAATGAATGCAAAACCCAAGCTAGTACTCACAACTCCTAAAGGAGGTACCGTACACACTTACCCCCTTACAGGTGGGAAAACGACATTTGAAAAATATTTAAGTTGTTATACAGGTAGTTGTGAATTTTTTAATAACATAGAAGGGGCTAAAAAACACCTATCAAAAGTAGAGTCTAAAGATTGAGCAAAGTTTAGGGAGGTTATTCTCCAAAGAACCGATTTTACTGTTCTTGGATTATCGCTCTAAAGGTGAAACAAGATTAACAATTAATGGATCGAGGCACTACAAAACTCCGTACGGTGCTCTACCTTCTGTAACAACAATTCTTTCTGAAACTCAGGGAAACAAAGCCGCATTAGAACGATGGGCAAAAAAGAATCCTGGTGGAAAAGAAGCTGCTGCTGCAAGAGGTACGAAAGTCCACTCCCTAATGGAACACTTTTTATTAGGATCGGACAGAAATCCAGAAATAAAGAATCTTGAAATTGCCGAATTTTGGGAAGGTTTACCAGAAAATTTAGGAAAATTAGAAAATATAGTTTGGGCAGAAAACCCCGCTAATCCAGATGATTATGCTTGGACAATGGGAGGGGATGGAGTATCTCGTGTTTGGCACCCAGGCTTTAATGAAGATGGTGATGAAAACTGGGGATGGGCAGGAACTCCAGATATAGTCGCAGAATATAAAGGAAAAGTCGTATTAGGTGACTTAAAAACAAGCAATGGCCCTTATTACTCTCGATGGCCTGGACCCTCAACACCTAAAAATGAGTACGGGAAAAGAAGAGCAGGCTTTATGAAATACCAAAAATGTCAAATGCAAATGGCAGCATATGCTTTAGCTCTTGAACATACAGTAAAAATTATTCCAGAATTAATAATGACCTTTGTTGCTACTAGAGAGACAACACAAGTATTTGTTATTCAAGGTATAACAATTGACAAATATAAACAAAAATGGAAAGATTCGGTAGCAAAATACTATGGAGAAATACTTCCTGCAAAGAAAGCAGCAGAGGTAGAGATGGAAGCAATAGATGGAGACAGTAATTAAGTGCAACTCCATGTTCCGTAGAATAGGGAAAGATTCGAAAGAAAAATATAAGGGGTGGCGTTTTCTTAAAAAATCGTTACTCTCAAAATGACTGACTCTCCTCACAAGATCATCGAAAACCAACGTGACAACCGAAGCAACTGAGCCAAAAAAGCCTAATTATCAACTAAAACCAGGCCAAATCAACCTAGATCTAATACCTCCACACTGGGCTTTAACTCCTTTAAGGGATAAACGTGCCTATATAGCTGGCTGGACATCGCAACCCTATAGTATTGAACAAATAAAATGCGAGTTCGATGAGGGGAGGGCAACAGGAGTAGGTCTTATAACTGGACAGTGGTCTAACGAAGGTGGGTTAATTTGGGTAGATATTGATGGTCCTGATGCAATACCAGAACTAGAAAAATTAGCTGGTGCCCCATTATCTTCAATATTTCCACCTACTTTAACCATTTCATCTGGTAAGCCTGATCGTAAAAGGATGCTTTACAGCATACCTACCAATAAGCTTCCTCTATTACCTGATAAAGCAACAATAAAAATAGGAGTGCCTTCATTTGAAATCCTATTTAGAGCAAGACAAGGTGCCATTATGGGAAGCCATCCAGATACGGATGGTTATTTCACTACTCCAAACTGTGGTTTTGAGCATGCAAAGAATCCTCCTGAGCTACCTGATTGGTTGTATCAAGCAATTGCTAAAGCTTTCCCAACTCACAAATATAGGAAAGCACCTTCCTCTGGAGTTGTTACTCAGCAAATAAACCTTAGTTATGAAGAAGGCTCTGAATATTTAAAAGAACAATCAGTAGAAGAAGCTAAAACATATCTCGATAATTTAAGTGAAGAAAGAGCTGTTGACTACGAAGAATGGCTCTCAATTGGGATGTCACTTCATCAAGTAGATGATGCTCTTTTAACTGATTGGGTTGAATGGTCATCTCAAGCTCCTAATTTCCAAGATGGAGTTTGTGAAAGAAAATGGGGGACATTTGAACGGTTGCCAGGTGGACCTTCTCCAGAAGGTAGCTGTGGTCTACACCATTTGAGAGCAAAAGCTAAAGAAGACGGATACGTTGATCTTGGAGGTTTTGTAATCGAGTCAAGTAAAGACTTGGCAGAAAAAGCTAAAAAATTATTTGAGGATGACGAAATGGAAATACCTACCAAAGCAATAGGTAAAGCTCTAAAAGATTTCATAGAACCTCCGAATAAAAAAGACAGAGAAATCATCCAAGAAAAGATACAAGGAAAAGGACGTCCTAAAACCCCTCCTGCATCAGAACTAGCTGATTATGTAACAGGAATGGTGATCGAGTGTGGATGGAGATACGATCCAAAATTTGATACCTTTATGTTCTATCAACGTAGTAAAGGGACATGGAGAAGAGAAGATTATCGTCATGAATATAAACACTTCGTTCAAGACCTCTTTTTAAGGGAAAATATTCCTACACCAGGTGGCTTTACATCCCATCTCATATCAGACGTTGTAAACCTTACACAAGCCTATATAACTCATACATACTGGGATGATGACCCAGATAGACTAGCTTTCCAAAATGGCGTACTAGAGATGAGTACAGGAGAGTTTATGGAGCATAGTCCTGAACATTATCTAACTTGGGGTCTAGATTTTGAATACATCCCAAATGCTGATGCAGGTCCCATACTTAGATGGCTTGAAAAGACACAATATGGTGATAAGGAAAGGGTACAAGTTTTAAGAGCTTGGCTTAAAGCATGTTTAGTTGGTCAAGGCCACGAATTGCAACGCTTTTTAGAAGTAATAGGACCTGGTGGTAGAGGTAAATCTACGTTCGCAAACTTATGCTGCGCCCTAGTAGGAAATGGTAACTATGCAAGTACAACACTCAACCAACTTGAGCAAAGTCGCTTTGAAATTGCTTCAATAAAAGGAAAACGCCTAACTTTAATTAATGATTCAGAAAGATATGGAGGATCAGCTCAAATATTTAAAGCACTAACTGGAGGAGATAACTTACGCTTCGAAGAAAAAAATAAAAATGTAGGAGAGCCTTTTGTCTACACAGGTATGGTTATGGTTTGTGCTAATGAGCCTATTCAAACCACTGATAATACATCTGGACTAACTAGACGTCGCTTAACAGTGGAGTTTAATCGTCCACTTTGGGATAAAAACTCTGAGGCAAAAGAAATGATAAAGCTAGAAAACGGAGTTGTAAGAGGCTTATGGAAGGATTATTTACCTGGGTTAGTTAATTGGATTCTCGCTATGAAAACACAAGAAATGAGAGAATACCTCTTAGATACTTATGAAAAAGTACACTCACTAAAGAGAGTAAGAAACGAAATTCTACTTAATAGTAATAACCTAGTTGAATGGCTACAGTCGGAAGTAGTTCATGAACCTTCAGCAGTTGCAGCTGTTGGAAAGAAAGTTCCCGCCGCCAAAGACGCAAAAGAAAGGTATTGCAACAGTAATTATCACCTTTATGCCAGTTATTGTGCCTATTGTGAAGATACTGGGTCGAAACCTGTAGGGCAAAAACGCTTTATTTCTCTTCTTTTAGATTGTTGCAAAAACCAACTAGGATTAAAAGAGGTTAGACAATTTAGTAAACAAGGAAGACCATTTATTAAAGGCTTAGTTGTCAGAAATTCTGACCAAAAATATAGTAGTGCCGTTACTATACTGCCAGAAAATAAATTGGCATAAGCAAAACCCGCGCTGCGACTAGGTTTTTCAATGTTAGGGTAACAAAAGTAAATACTTTTATTTATCCTTTTGGATACTAAACAAATGATTAAACCTCTTATTGCCTCAACTGCAGTAGCTGCTTCTTTTATAGCTCCTTCTGCTTTTGCTGGTATTTATGTAAATGTAGAAAACAATGGCTCATTCACAGGAGAAAATTTCACTACAGCGACTACAGACTTCCATGTCGGTTATGAAGGTGAAGTTGGTGCTCTTGGCTACTACGTTCAAGGAGGACCAGCTTTGGTTCGCCCTGACGGTGCTGATGGTGATACAAGAATCTCTGGTAAAGTTGGTGGCTCTTTCGCAGCAACTGAAAAGCTTGGTGTTTATGGCGAGTTTTCACTTTTGACAGCTGATTCCGATACCAACGATGACAATTCCTACGGCACAAAATTAGGCGTTAAGTACAGCTTCTAAATCTTAAGATTTCAAAACCCTTGCAATAGCAGGGGTTTTTTTTATGTCTTGAAATAGGTATGGTTATTTATACCTATAGTTAACAAAACTTAATGTATTATATAAAAGTAATTCCTTTACATAATTTTAATTTTTAACAATGACTCCTGAAGCAGAAAAGTTCAATGGCTGGGCAGCAATGCTCGGTGTCGTAGCAGCACTAGGCGCATACGCTACAACTGGTCAAGTTATCCCTGGTATCTTTTAAAATGGATTCTCATATAACAACCGAATACGGGAAACAAAATATCTTCGCAAAAGAAGCGCAACCTAGGCTTGACGAAGATTACAAAGGATACGTTAAAGAGGCAGAACTAGCTAATGCTCGTTGGGCCATGATTGGATTTGTTGCTTTATTAGGAGCATATCTAACAACTGGTCAAGTTATCCCTGGTATTTTCTAAGATGAATAACTCTAACGTAGCAATCTGGTCAAGAGCAAATGGTAGGTTTGCAATGATGGCATTTTGGACACTCATGGCTGCTTACACTAAATTCACATACTTTTCATAAGTACGTATTCGAAACTAAAACTAAATGTCGGACGTTCAGTTAGCATTATTTTTCCCCTACCTTCCTGTCGTAGTCTTACTTATCATCTACTTTGCATCTGGTGCAGATATAGATGATGATGATGACGATGATTTTCAGGGGGGTAAAGGGATACTTCAACCTATCTATGCACCAGCTCCTACTTCCTAGTTCCTATATTAGGGAACTATATTGTAAGTAAATAACTAATTCTAGGTATTTGATAAATGGAAGGCGCAGCAGAAGCTTGGCATAACCTAAGCTGGTTTGATGGAGTTATGTTCTCCGTTTGGCTTGGCATCCTTTACTACGGTAAATCGAGAATCGACTACCACTTCGCATCTAAAAGAAAATTTAAATAGATCTCTTACCTCTATGTCCATGAGCTATCCCTAGTTCATGCATCTTCGCATGTTCGTCGATACTATCTTTTAAGTCTTTAGCACCAGATCCAAACGTTACGTATATTCCATAAGCTACTAAAGCAAATAAAATAACTCCAATAATAATGACTATTGACACTTAGTCAGCAGCATCTGGGACTCCGCCATCTGCTTTCCACTGCAGATAATCAGCGTAATCTTTGTTTTCTGGATCGAATGGGATTTGAGCACCATCTGAATTTCTAATGATTCTTTTTATATCTGTTCCAGCTAATCCGTCTGGTGCGCCTGCTGCATGTTTTCCTGCTAATTTATAAGGATTCATAATTAAATCTCCGCATCGAATTTTACTAAGCTGTAATAATCAGGATCACCATCATTATAAGCACTACCTACTAATTTATAAGGATTCATAATTAAATCTCCGCCTCGAATTTCACTGCACTATAGAATTTATTAGCACCATCATAAGCACTAGCAGCATAAGCACTATAAAATTGATTAGTTTCGCTATCTGCTGTGATACCACTACCAGTCAAAGTTTCTGTTGGTGTAGCTCTCATTGGTACAGGATGTTGAATCCTTATTTGTTTGTGTGAACTGCTGTACTGATACAAAAAGAAAGTTATTCCTGTTTCTTGCCAATAATACCTCTGACACCTAGCTAATTCATCACCAAAGGATCTATGTTCAAAAGTTGTAGCAGAATCCCCCACTTCTAATTGAACACCAGTTATATGCCAAGTTGCATCATTTGTTGTATACCAAGTGGTTGTTGAAGGTTTTGTTCTATTGGAACCGCTATAAGCTGCCCATGTATTCTCAGTGTTACCTGCATTCGTTCTATCAGTTCCTAAGAAAGTAGGTAAGAATAGATACAGTCCAGAGTCATTATTATTATCAATTTGAATATTTGAATTACCAGGAATTGTTTTAGTTACTTTTGTCCAGGTACTAGATGCACTATAAGAGAAAGAATATGCTTGATTAGTACCATCCATGCTTCTCAAATATCCATAGAAAGTTTGAGAAACACTTGATTTGACCCAAAAAGAAAGTGTTATATAACTTGAAGCTGAAGTGTAATCCCATCCTGAATTAGCAATATCTTGTGCTTCTACTGCATATTGAGGATTAATATAACCACCAGCATCAGCACCTCCAGTTTGGTTGCCATTTTGTATTTTCCAAGCATTTCTGAATCCTAATTCCCAAGGGCCAGCATCACTAGAAGTTAATTGTTCTTGATATTTACTTACTTCTTCTTCTAAACCACTCCATGTAATTCGCCATCTATCTACAGTTGTAAAACCTTGTGCGTCGGTCGTATCTGAGGTTCCTCTTTGAGCGACTTTCATTGCACCATTAACTATTAAATTATGTGCTTGACCTGCATCTGAAGTAGCTTGAAAAGTCGGAGCTGCTCCTGCACCGTTAGAAGTTAAGACTTGTCCGCTACTTCCTGTAGCAACGTGTGCTGGATCTCCAGAAGCATCATATGTAATTAAATTACCATCTGTACCACCTGCCATTTGAGCAAGTCCAACAGCATTATCAGCTAATTTGCTGCCTGCTATTGCTGCTCCTGTAGCAACTTTTGCATTAGTAACACTTCCATCTGCTGGTGTATTTATATCAACTGCATCTCCTTGAATTAATCCCCAGAAATCTAAACCATTAGCAGGGGGTGTTGTAAATGTAATCGTACTAGAAGCTACTGTAAAATCCGTTCCTGGATTTTGCATAACTCCACCAACACTTATAAATACTTGATTTGCACTTCCAGCTGCAGTATTAACACCTCCTACTTGCATTGTGAATGCAGTATTACCTCCATTAAAACTTCCAGATATATCGTCTAATTCACGATTCTGGCCTCTAACAGGTTCTTTACCTAAGTATGGCATGTCTTTTGCAACATATTATCTTATTCTCTAGTTTAGTTTGACCAACTCTTAAGAAGGCTCTTCAGGCCATTTAGTAAATTTTCCATCTACTAATGCTTTCAAAGCAGTTACATCAGTGACACCTTTAATTTCTGTTTCACGAGCTGCACAAACTGTTCTCACGTCATCTCTATATTTAGAAACTGTCGCAGGAATATCTGTTGATTCTTCTAATTTACGAATCACATACCAATCATATTTAGTTAAAAAAGAACTTGCTGTTTCTTTTTGTTTAGCTATCCATTCTGTTTGTAAACCTGCAAGATCTTTAGCTTTAGTTGTTGACCAATAAAAACGTTGATCATATGTAGGTTCATCGTCAACTTCTGTTATGCCAATAGCTTTCTTTTCATCAAGAGTTGTTAATCTCAACCAATTAGCTGGATAATTAATTCCATTAGATGTAAAAGCTACGTCAATAGGAAGTGTTTTGCTGTCTAATTTAAATGCCATAGTTATATTTTACCTCGCATTAGCATACTTAAAGGGGAATGCGGCAAAAGCCCAATAAATATAAGAAGCACCGTTTGTATTTGTATAACTTCCATTATTTCTAATTTTAAATCCGTTTGAAAGTATATCAATACTAGATAAATTATCTTCATCATCAGTATTATTAAATGCTAGTCCAGTGACTGTGACATTATATGTAGGTAAGTTATCTGTTTTTACAATCCACCATCTTGCATCTGCATCAATATTTTTTATTACAACATAAGCTGGCCTAAATCCAGTATCTATAGTTGGACCAGCTGATCCACCTATTCCTTCATAAGTTCCAACTTTGCTAAATCCTGCAACACTTGCCCATAGATATGCCATGTAGGTATTAGAAGTACCATTAGTACCATTGTTATCTCCTACTGTAAAAACAGAAGAAGTAGGTCTTGTTCCTGAGTAGTAACTTTTTGTAGTAACTTTACCTACATCTTGATCGAGTAATACATATTCATCAGCAGCCATGTCTTTACTATAAACAGGCCAAGGATCAGTATTCGTACGTCTTTTTATAATCATTAGCTCAGGTATAACGCCAAGCGAGTGACTAACTGATCTTCCATCGACTCCATCTCCTGAATATCCAACCATATCAAAACCTGCTGTTGCTGATTCTTTCCAAGCATTTAATATATAAGTTCCTCCAGAAGCATTAGCATTTCCTGTATTACTATTCCATGTAACTCCATCAGAATTAAAGGTCATGCTTCTATTTGCATTTGTATTATCAGCAGAAGTAGTATTAATTTCAAAACTTGTATTTCCACCTCTTATTGTGTCTATTAATAACCAATGATTACCATCTGCATTTCTTCTTTTTGTTATTATCATATTAGGAGAAAAAGCTAAACCTGTTATTGAATTAGAACTACCTGTTCCTGAATAAAGAACATTATCAAAATAATCTGTAGATTTGACAATCGTTGGTTCAGGTAAATTTACTGTAGATAAAGTTTTATATCCTGTTGGAGGTGTATAAATAAATCCTTGTTGTCCGAAATTTATAATTCCATGTAAATTATTTCCATAACTTCCAACAAAAGGAAAAGCACCAGAAGTTACACTAGTCCAATTTGGATTTGATCCTGTAGAAGGATTTGCACTTTCTTCCCAAGTATTATTTTTTCCTGTATAAAGTTTTTGCCCATCTGCATCATATGCGTATTGTAAAATATCGTTATTTGAGACTGAAGTAAAATCTGAATCAACTGGATTACTACTGTCATTTAAATATTTTTGTGTACCTTGCCTACCATACATCCCTGTTGAATTTGCATTTAAATCTTGCATAGAAGTAAAAGTTGGTGGATAACCAATACCTGTCATATATCCATTACTTCCATCTGTTGCTGCATTAGGTATTTTTATTTCCCAATAATATTTCCCTGTAGCAGGTAAAGACATTGTAGAAAGCCTATGTCGCCAACCTGCTGTATCGGCTTTTCCTCCATATAAGAGTCCGTGACTAGGCCAATTTCCTGCATTCTCATATAAAGGATTTAAAGTACAGAAATTATTTGTTGGAGTATCTGTTACTGAATCATTTGCTGGAGCTGCTGCAATAGAATAGTTATTGGGAGTGAAGTTATTTCCGTTACCAGAAGAATCTTTTCCTAAAGTTGTTGCTGTAGTTCCTGAATTGTCTGAAAATTTTAAATAATAACCATTTGTTCCATATGATCCTGCATACTTTTTAGGAACCCATTGTCCTGTATCTGCATTCGTTTCTCCAAAAGAAGAAGCTGCTACTTTTGTTCCATCAATAAAATTAAAATCAGCTATATAACCGTTAAAACCTGAATGATAAGCATCACTTAACCATCTAGAACCTATAACGTGAATATTATTAGTATTAATTATAAAATCACGATTCTGAGAAATAGTATTTGTTCCTAATGCTTGTGAGACACCATTTACGTATATAACTACTCTATCTGCTGATGCTGCTTGAGTTGTATCAACTGCACAAACTATATGATACCAAGCTGACGGATCTCGAAAAAGAGCAGTAGTAGTTGCATTTTCTGAATGCTGATTGCATTGAAAATTTATATTCCCAGAGGAGAATCTAAGAACATCTCTATTTGTATTATCTTCCCATACTCCAAATATTGCTCCATCTGGTGTAGCGCCTTGAACCGCAAATTTTACCCAAACACTAAAAGTAAAAGTTCTTCTATTAGTTGTACTACTTGGAGTCCTATTAAAATAGGTAGTACTGGCTGAATTATGTCTTACAGATCTTGCAATTTCATAATCACCAGCTGCACTGGCTCCTACCCTAGCGTGGTTTCCAAATAATCCCATGACTATTTAACGTCGAGAGAAGCTACTGCATTAATCTCACCTGCTGCTTTAACAATATAATCAATGCGATCAATAGCAGAAGCTGTTGTCGTTAGTGTAGGTGCTGTTCCGCCTGCCCATTTAAATGCTGAGTTCCATGCAGCCGTTCTAGAACCTGTTCCATCTTGAACCATCCATATAGATCCAGTCTGCCCTAACTTCTCATTACTTGGATCACCTACCGTAGTATTTCCACCCATTGTTACTATCCAGTTATCAGCTGTATTTAAATCAAGAGTTGTTGTACCTCCTCCTGTTGCAGCCTGTGTTTGAATATTAGTTTCAGTTGAACCTGTTAATTTAATTCCAGCTGCTAGGACACGTAATTTTTCTGCTCCATCAGCTTCTGCAGTGACATATCCTGTACCACTATCTACTACTTCGACCTTACTATTACCTTCAGAAATCTTATCTGGTGCGGCAATAGTGAAATCTACTAATTCTGCTTTGGTTTGTGACATCTACTTAAAACTTTAACCCTGCTTATAAACTATTTTACTTGTATCTAACCCTCTCTCTAAAGTAAGGATCTATATCCGAACCTTCGCCACCTGAATACTCTCTTTCATAGCCTTCTTCTGGAATATCTGTTCCAGATTGACTATATTCCTCTTTACCAGAATAGTTAGAACGCCATAAATCAGCTTTATCTTTGGCCTCACCCCAATTAGCCATTACTGCTGGAAAATCAGTATCACCCATTTCTAAATTTGAAAAATACCGCCTAAACCACTTTTACCAGTTAAATCCCTAGCGCCTAAACCACCTTGTGCTTTTTCGCCGAGATAGCCGCTAAAAGGTTTATTTGAACCTATGAATCCCTTTTTAGAGTCATATTCAAATTTAGGTCCTAAACCTGTAATACCTCCTGTCTTAGAAGTAGCTCCGACAAGTCCACCTCTTAGCCAAGAATCAAGAAAACCTTTACCAGTCATAATTAAGCTCCTACTTTGTTTAAGAAATCGTCTACCCTTGCACCTATACCTGGTTCCTGAGAACGTGCGTTCATAGGATTAGTTTTTTCTGCAGCCCTTATATTTGCTTCCGCATAAGGTGCGCTAACAGCCTGACCCTGAGTGGCATAGCCACCTGGTAACCTAGATTGTCTAGCTGGATCAATCGAATCTTCTAAACCCGACGGATCAAATCCCGCATTATTCATTAATCTACTGATTATTTATATTAATTATAAAGCTATAACTACCGAAGATAGCCTTCAAAACGTGAATCATACTTGCGATTATTATCTTTCAACCATTGCTGATGCTTCATCTGCTGACCAAATCTTTCTGAATCACTAAAGGCTCCTGATTGTGCAGCTGGGCTATTAGATGTTGAAGAAGTCCAATCATCATAAAGACCTAAAAAATTACTAGCCCTATCACCAGCTGAGCCTACTCCATATGCTTTCTCTCCTAATGCTGCTGCTCCTGGTAATGCTTTTACTCCTGCTGATCCTGCTGCCTCTCCTATATTCCTATACTTATTTGTTCTATCCGTACCTAAAATCTTTCCTCCCATCTCAGATAAACCTACTTCAGGTAAAAAACCACTTTGATCTTTTCTTGCGTCAGCACCGGCTCCCCAAATAGCTCCTAATCCTTCACTTAATCCTAATTCAGGGAAAAATCCACTCTGGTCTTTCCTTGCTTCCTGAGCTTCTGGAGTTGCTAACGCTCCACCAACAACAGTTCCTAAAATCCCTCCTGGAACACCTCCTAATTTACCTGGTAATTTACTACCTAAAAGACCACCAACAGCTGCGGGTAATGCATTTATAAAGCCTTTTGCGAAATTTCTACCCTTATTTCCTTCAGATCCTCTAGCTCCGGCTATACCTCCTATTACACCGGCTCCTAACATTGGTAATATTGCCATTTTTTTTATTTTATTAGACAGTTTCTATAATATTAACATTGAGAAACCAATAGATAAGTGAAAAAATTCCCTCACGGTACAACAATTGAAGAGCAAAACTACAATGACAGTAAGACTTATCTTATTTGCTCTAAAAACGGCGCTATGTGCAGGTATGCCCAACACGATTATGTTGCCGAAGAATATGCTAAAACTTTTGAAGAATACTATTACTAATAAATAAGGGTAGGGGTTGATTTAAAATTCATAAATTCAACCATCAAACCTTTTGCGCTGCAATAAATTTGAAAATCAACAGCCAAAACCTAGTATTTTTTTCGGTTTTTACTCAGGTAAGCATATGTTGAGGTTAGGTATATAAGAGTATATAAATATACAGACACAGTGCTAACCTCAAGTCTCTTAGAAGTAAATAAAATAGGCTAAAAAAATTAATATTTGGGTGTTGACGAAATATCCAATCCACGACTACTATTTCAGCCTAGGCACATACAACCCCTACTCAAAACATGTATAAAGATGCGTTTTTATATGAAGAATTAACAGTTTATGACGAAATAGTATTTGCAAAAGCTATTCAATTTGGAACAGAGTTGTTAGGTAAAGAACGCTGTTGGTGTATGAAATTATGTAATCATAAAATATTTCAAGGTTTCAACACAAGTAAAGAAAATAAGCTTTTATATAAAACAAAAGATACTAGACCAATCCTATTAGCAATTGCTGGTTATACTTATACAGAAGAAAAATCAATAATTGTAAGAAGAGCAAAATGCAATTCTCCTTATTGCCTAAACCCTTCACACTATTATTGGGGGACAAGGGCAGACGTAGCTTATGAAAATGCAAAACGTAGTGACAGTGGTATTAATAAGGAGTTAATAGATGAGTTAAGGAAGAAAAATAAAGAAGGAATAACTAAAAAGAAACTGGCTAAAATATATAAACTGCCTTATCACACAACAAGAAGAATATGCAATCAAGAAACATATGAAGAGAGTCAAAATAGAGTAAATACGAGTAAAATCTGGAATACAATCTTCGCAACTTGTAGAAGAATAATAACTTCTCACAAAAGCGAAGCAAAACAATTCAATTTAAATCATTACGTGACTAACGAACTCGAATGCCCTTGGGGACATAAAGGAGAATTTGGAGCAATGGGTGAGTGTCTAACCTGCATGGAAGAAATTAAAAAAGGAAGGTGCCTAATAGATTTAAGAGAATTTCCTTTTAGATGGTATTGGCAAGTAAAAAGATTTTGGGATCAAGTAAATATAGGAAAAACTAACGAATGTTGGGTATGGCAAGGATCTACAAGAAAAAATAATACCGAGTCAACTGCATATTTTCCATCTCCTTTTCATGCTGCTAAGACTCAATCTGCACCAAGAGTGGCTTTTTGGTTAAGTCGTGGCTATACAGGTAAATACAGAATCTTCAGTAAACCTACATGTAAATCCTTTTGCTGTAACCCAGAACACCTTACAATAAAAGAACTAAAATGTAGTTCCACTCCAAAATTAAAAAAGGACATCCATCTAAGCCATGACAACATCTTCGAATACTATAAAAAGAGAAAAATTAGTAACTAAAAGAGCTACTGTAACTCCAAGTAATTATCATCTGGACAAAAAACAATACGCAGGAGTTGTTACATTAGATGGTGACTCAACTTATACCGCTTGGTTTAATGAAGAATCAGATGCAAAATACCGCTTAGAATTTTTAAAACTTGCTCTGGATTATGACTCCTATCAAACAATGGAGGGAGAAGGTGTATATCCTGAACGGGCTATAATAATGGAAGAATTATATCAAAAATCAGGCAGAGATTCGAAAGATCATCCTATGCATGGTTTATTTACTGGACTAGCAAAAGAATATGGCAAGGTTCCTGACAACAATACCGAATAACTTAGGTTTTTTTAACTTAGGTACTGTTGAATCCTATCCAACAGGAGGATCAGGTCCTACAGCATATGGACCAACTTCATATTTTGGTTCAGATCCTAGACCAGCTGAACAAGGTGATAATTTAAATAATCCAATAGACCTAGGAGACTTTTCTTCAATATTTCGTTCACTTGAGATAAAAAATACACATGGTGGATTAACAAGGAAACAAACTACTTTTTATAAATTAAGCTTAGAAAAAAGAAGAACTATACAATTTACACAGCTGAATTCACAATTCTCTTATGAAGAAAATACCAATAGAAATACTTTATTAGCTTTCTATCAAATCACAGAAGATGGAAGAAGAGAAGAATTACCAATAAATGACTTAGGTTATGTATTTAAAGAAGGAGCTATAGATTATGAAGATGAAGAAGGAGATCTTAAAACAGACGATTATCCAGTACTTAGCCTCGATCCTGGACAATACTTATTTTTAATCACTAATGATATTAGATATTTAGAAACTAATTACTCAATAGGTCTTAACGTTTCTAGTTTGGATTGGAGATTTACAGCAGAATCTGTAGACGAAGCTTTGTCATTCGGTGGAGCAGATTCTGTAACTAAACTCGTAGAAGAAACTTTAGATTTTGGATCTATTACCCTGTAGGAGTCTCTGGCTTAAATATGTCAGTGCTTCTCTTAGCCCAAGAAGGTGTGTCGCTGATAGTTCCTGTAGGTCTACCAGTCTTTTTAGCATGTTCTAGAGCAGCTTTATATGCCTCCCTTGCATTACTTACTCTTTCAGAAGCAGCATACCTTGCAACATCATATTTCGATCCTTCTGTAGAGGAAGGAGTAGATGTACCAGCAGTTGGTTGACCCCATTTAGCAGAATGCTCTCCTTTTTGAGTTCTTGCAAAAGCATCTGGTGTAGGTCTAAATCTCTGATCAGGATCCTTAGTAGGTAAAGAAGAGAAATATGATGCAGCAGTTTGCCAATCACGACCTTTTTGCCTAGCCCCGATTTCAGCTGGAGTACCTACTTCGTCGTATCTCTGTTGTTGAATTTTAGCTGTCTCTGTTTCAGTTCTCTTCATCGACTCAGCCATGTCTTGATAACTTTCTTGAGGCGCTAAAGTCTGAAATGTCTGCGGTGTAGTTGTATTTGGCATCACTACAGTTGGAGCTGGTGGTGCTGGAGGCCGACCCATGGTATTACTTTAATTTAACTTCTATACTGATTCTATCTGTCACAAACCCGTATAAATGCTGACCACCAATAAAAACAGGGGGTATAAGAACCAAGATCAACAACAACTCAGCATAAGTAATGGGTCTACGCATGATCAACAATATCCTTTCCTTAAGGAGTTTAGCGAACTTATATCTGATTTGCCAATGAAAGATTTAAAAGAACTAATGAGAACTCAACAAATATCCTTTGCTCAAGCACTATGGGAAGCAGAAAATTATGGAGGTTCAAAAGAGAAATGTAAAAAACGACTTGAAAACATATACGGCTCAAAATGGACAGAAATTACCTCTATTAAAGAACATATGGCAAGTATTAGAGGGTATTATGAGCTTGTTTTAAAGATTGATCATAAAAAACAGTGGGACGATCATAGATTTTGGGGTAATATTACGGAAGATAAAGTTCTCTAATGAAAGTAGAAAATAAAGAGGACTGGGTGGATGTTTTAGACCATACTCATTTTGAGTTAGATGAAGATGAAACTAATGTCTACGTAAGTTATCGGTTTTCCGAATTAGATATTAAATCAATAACTATAGAAAACTATGAGGAGATGTTATGTCCTTCTCTAATTGAACAAACTTCTATGTTTATTCCACCTTCTGGAAGTTTTGAAACACCTGATCTTAGACGTTATTTAGAATTGATTTGCAGTTACGAGACTAGTACAACAGATCTAGTATTAGGTTTATCTCTAGCAGATCAAATTCGACTAACATTTAGTGATATGAAAACTAGTACCATATGCGACAGATACCCAGAGATAAATTTAGCGGAAAAACGTAGATATCGCTGCGTTGCAGAATACTTAATAAGACAAGGAGAATTAACAAAACTAAGAGATGAAAATGGCAAATTAATTAAAAAAATCGGGAATATGCAGAAAGCTGTAGTTTTATATAGACCTTTACCTAAATTATTAGAGACTTTAAGAAAATCAGGCTTAGGAAATCTCGTAAAAATTGATAAGAAAAAGAAAGCTGCTGAGAAAGGTAAATCTTGATAAACTTAGACAGAAGCAAATTATCATGACAAACCGACGCAACAAGCTTTTAAAGCAATTAATGAAAGAAGCAAAGGGGGAGACTGAAACTAAACTCTTGAAATTAACAATGGAGCGTATATGCGCCGATATGTGCGAATATTATTCTAAATTTTATGCAAATGAAGGTCCAGGAGCAATGGTATATGTTCCAGACGCTGAAGATCAGAAAAAAAGTATGTTTTATTTAACTGTAGATCACATGATAAATGCCTTAGATGATTTTAATAAAAGAGATATGGATGGAGTCGCAGAGGTAATGAAAAAAGCAATTGCAAGAGCAGAACCCATAGATCCCGAGAAAGAGTCACTATTTATTATTCAAGATAAAGATAATATGTCACTTGTCCACTATAAACATGATTGCGAAAATGCAAACTTTATAAAAATGTGAAAAAAAGAAAAAGATACTGGTCAGAATATAAAGAAATATTAGGACGAGTATCTCATTTAACTCATGATTGGTTAACTCCTGCTGAATATATACCTTACATATCCGCATTATTAGGCGAAATAGATTTAGATCCCTGCTCAACTCATAATGCAAATGCTCAATTTTTGAGAGCTAGGAAAATATATACATTAGAAGAAGATGGTTTAAATGTCGAAGACCCTTGGACAGGAAAAATATATCTATTCCCACCAACATATGGAAGATGCTCTTTTAGTAAAGATAGAGGGACTTGGAGATGGAGCCCTAAAGCAGGGGCAGGAGCTAAAGCACCTTCAATTATATGGTTTCAGAGATTAGTAAGAGAATGGAAATTAAGAAACATACCAGAAGCTTTGTTCTTCTCCACATACCCAGAAATGATGAGAATCTGTCCTAATATGTGGGATTTCCCAGTATGTATACCTTATGAAAAGGTAAATGCAATACATGGAGAAGGTCTATTTACTCTTAAAACACCTATATTTTGGGGGTTTTTTATTTACTTACCAAGGTTAGATTATGGTTTTGACCAAGTAAATCAATTTGAATCAATATTTTCAAATATAGGAAAAATTATCAAGTAGCTTTATAAGGATTAGGCACACGAGCTTGACCACTTGGAAATGATCCCGTAGGCGCAACAATAATCCTATCTTCTGAAGCAAGTTCACCAGACATATTAGGACGTTTCCTTCTTCTCGAAATATATTCTTTTACAAACCTTTTTCCAGTAGAGTTGTCTATCGCACGTCGCACATTAGCGTAGCGATTGTCAATCTCGTATCCTCGGTTAAATTGTAGTCGCATACAGTTATTCTATTAGAAATGAATACCACTGATACAGAAATGACAGAAACGCAGAAAGCAATTGCAGCCGCATGCGATGACGTTAAAGAATTATTGCTCTACAAAAATGAAAAATATGGTGATTCAGCATTAAGACCATGTCGAATATTCAGTAAATCAACTCCTGTAGAGCAATTATTAGTCCGCATCGACGATAAAATAAATAGAGTAATGAAAGGTGTAGGACTTATTGATCATGATGAAGACGTCATAGTAGATTTAATCGGATATTTAGTATTACTTAAAATAGGATTAGTTAGCGAAAGAGAGAGGACAAAGTAATGGACTACGACGAAATAATGAAACACTACAATCCTGAAATGCAGTTGATGGATGCTTTGGATTATCTCAGAGATCGACCTTGGGACGCGGCGGAGATCCTAGACCGCTGGGCTTCTCATTCCAATAACGAAAAAATCTCCGTAGAACCTCCCCAGAAGGATCCCAATTTAGAATCTTTTTCTCAAGATATTCAACTGCTTTCACCTGATTGGGAGCCCCAGTATAAGTCTCGGGGAGATTTAATAAACATCTCTTACCCTGACAACGATGCTTGTAAAAGGTAGGTATCTCTTTGTCTGCAGCAAGATAAGTATCTAATTCAACTCTGCGCCTATCAACCATACTGTCGCCCCCACAGCGCCATATTGCATTGATATATGGGCTCCACTCTCTTATTATTTTTGATTTAGATGCGTGACTGTTTATAAGATCGCGTAGATGGCATGTTTTAAAAGACTGAATACCTATACTGTAAGCAAAACTGATAACTGCAGCTCTCTTATTAGGATTTAATGGAACAAATATGTAATCTCTTACTGAATTAGAAAACTCTTTTAAATCTTTAGCAAACTGTTCATCAATCTCCTCTCTAGTACATTTATCTGTAGCTTTTAACCACCTACCATTTAATTGCGTACTGCCATAGCCTATTTTCCATGTGTTTTCACCATAGTCTTTATACGTCGCATAGCGATCAAGACCAATAGAGGTACGTGGAACAGTATATAAACGAGCTAATACTAAAGCTTTGTCAGTAAAAAAAGGGTATTTAGTTTCCTTATGGGACGACAACGTTACCGCCGTAGCTTACTTCAGAATAACCATCTAATTTAAGCATTACAACGTAATTTTTGGCAGCGTTTGTAACATTGACAGCTACAGCTCCCTTACCTTTACCAGCTTCAGCAATATTGCAGAATTTTTTATAACCAGCAGGGGCGTTAGTTCCTGTATAAGAGTCTTCTTGGAAGATCTCTACTGAAATAACTGAATTAGAACGATCAATATTAACTATATGGTTACCAGTACCAGCAGGATTTATACGAAAAGCCCTAACTGCTTCTCCTCCGTTAGAAGTAGAAGTAGGTCCTAAGTAAGTAAGTTCGGAAGCAGAAGCGTCCTTCTCAAAAGTATCTAAAGTGCCTGAAAAAGTGCGGGTAGCCATGGGAATTAAGAAATCTGACCGACAGTGGAGAGGTTGAATTTTATGTTTGCATCGATACCATGATCTTTAAGAATCCCAAAGAACATCTGTTTATCAAGTGCCTTTTGATGTAGCATCTCAATGAAAGCTTCCTCCAATTCATCTCTATCAAGAGTCTGAATTGCTAAAGAAGCTGCGTGAATTGAGAATTCTACGTCAACTGGAAGCTCTATTGCATCCATAAATAGCTATAACCTTATACATATCTTACCAACTCTGAACTGAGAGGCAATAAAACCTAGAATTTTCGACGACCTAACATCACAGTACCAAAACCATGACTGACGCTATACATCAGAATAAAACTTAAAGCAGCAATTTCCACTTGAACAATATTGTGTAACACTTATATTGTAAATCTACTGAGTCATAAAGATGATTACAGAGGAATTAACAAAAAGATTTTTAAATGCAGCAGTAACAGGGGCAAGTAAAACTCAACTTATAAGGGCTTTTAAAAAATATTATGAACTAACAGATGATGAAATGAACGAAATAATTGAAATATGTGGTTTTAAATCAAAACCAAAAAAAATTAATTATAGAGATTTTTATAATAACCCTATAACCAATAAAAGTAAAAAATTTAAATACCCATTCACGCAAGTTCATTACATTGACAATTTTTTAAATGATAATGAGTGTGATGAATTAATAGAGTTAGTTGATAAAAATCTTAGACCTTCAACCGTTTCAGACGAAGATGATAGTAACTTAACTTCGGATTATAGAACAAGTCAAACAGCTGATTTATTCTACTTTAATAACCCTATTTACTTAAAAATTGACAGAAAAATACAGGCTTTAACAGAATTAAGTCCATTCCAAGGAGAAACAATGCAATCTCAAAAATATGAAATTGGTCAATACTACAAAGAACATTGGGATTTTTATTTTGGCAGAAAAAACGAATTTAAAGTTTATTGCGAATGGATGGGGCAAAGAACATGGACAACAATGGTTTACTTAAATGATGTAGAGGAAGGAGGAGAAACTTATTTTAAATTTCTTAATTTAAAAATTAAACCAAAAAAAGGACTATTGCTTGCATGGAATAATCTATATGCAAATGGACTACCAAATTATAAAACTCTTCACGAAGCACTTCCTCCTACAAAAGGTACTAAATATGTAATAACAAAATGGTGGAGAAGTTGGAGTTTAATCTAACCATTCAATATGTTCTTCTGAATAATCTACTGCTGATTCTCCATCTGGTAACTCCATCCTAAACGAATTGGTTTCTTGTATAGCTTTCTTTAAATCCCATGCTCCTCTATTTCTCCATTCTTCATATTCTGCTCTATTGAGAAAATCAATATAACCTGTTTTTTGCTCGAAAAGACGTACTCTAACTACCATTAGTTTTAATCAACCGGTGTAGTCCATAGAAGCTCTTAGGTGCCATTGATTCTTTTTATGTACGCGCCCACGATCAGCAGCTAAATCTTGAGTAAGCTCATCACCTACAATGCTTGACATCTTTGCTAAATCCTCAAAATAACCAGCCAAGTCGTCATGAGCATTGCTTAAATCTAAAATTATTTTTTCTTGATCAAAAACATCACTCATGTCCACTGGTCTTATACGGGAAGATACCAAATCCCCTACATGTAAAGGAGTCATACAGTTAATTGAACGAATATGTTCTGCTACTTCATCTATACCTTCAATCATCTCTGATTGAATATCATTTGTTAATTGATGGAGAGGAAAAAATTTAGAGCCGACTAGACCCCAATGTACAAGCTGAGTTTGAAGATATACATGAACTGAATCTCTTAGACACTGGACTAAATGATCGTGCGTAATCTGCACATCAGAAGTACCTGATTCGCTCATAGTGATTAGATTTTAAGAATTCCAGCCCTTACTTTATCCCGTATAGACTGTCCTTCTACACCTTTTAAAGCAACATCACCAGCACCAGGTGTCCTTTCACGTTTCAAATCTTCTATCATTAAAGCAACTTTTGTATCTAAAAATTCTTTAGGAGTAGGGTTAGCTTGAGGATCCATAATCAGTATATTTCTATAAAAAGAGATTTATATTCCATCCGATTCTAATTCAAGTAACAACTCGTCTTCAGAACAGTCATATTTAACTTCTTCAAGGAGTCTTAGTAAATAATAGTGTATTTTGCCCGTTACCCATTTAAGGTCATCCTCCTGTACGTCGTGAAGAATAGAACTTAAAAGTAAATCCTTCGAAGGGTAACGAATATGTTCCGCTAGTAACTCTAAAGCTTTATATCTATCTTTCGTGAGTTCAGGAAACATGGCTATGGCTCTTGCACTATCTCCTCTTTTTGTTGTTCAGATTGCTGTTTTTGAACTTGTATAAGTTCTAAAGCACCTAAAACTTTTAAATATGTGTCTTGCAAAGTTTTAAGGGCAGCTTCATGAGACCTTATATCACTGGCTACAGTAGCCTGCTGGTCTTGTAACTGCTTCTCTAAATCTTCAAGCATAATAAGTAACTACTTGAGTTAAGTATAGCGTCTAATGCTTTGTTTGAAAATAATTAAATAATACGGAAATTCGACCAAACACGCCCAGATGCACCTCCTTCGTTCATAAACCTTTTATTAAAATTAGTAAAGTCATAGTGGACATTTTTTCCTGAATTTGGATCTTTATGAAGCCATAAACCATTAACTAAATCGAGACATCCAAATGGGTCCTGAGCAATCCAATAGTTATCTCCATACCCTGTAATTGCTACATAATGAGGTACTCCTACTGGCTTAGAAAGTGGCCCTCTAATAAGAAGACCTACGACAGCAGGTAACCCTTTATCTATAATTTTTTTTACATCTACATCATCAGAAGATAGCGAAAAAGTAACATCCGTATCTAGTTCTCTTAAAGCTTTAGTATTTGCATAACGAGAAGGAGCTTTACCATACTTATTAAGTATAGATAAGTAGTTATTATGGCTATTAATATTAGGTGTATTGCAATATTTTAGACACATAGCAATAGAAGCCGATTGAGATTGCTCCCAACCTTCGTCATCCATTACTCTATAAAAATAAGGAAAATGAAGAAGAGATTTTTCTTTAGGTTTAATAGGTTCACCATCTAAACCTTTCCAATCTTTATTTACTACCCACCATTCACCTAATCCAAATCCTAACTTTAAATAAGAATGCTCATCAGTACGTTCTAAAATCTGACAACGATTGATTGTACGGCAAGAGCATACTTGAGCTTTATCTTTAGAATCTAATATGTCAAGAGGTTTAGGAGACCTCTTCAACCAAGTATTTGAAACTGATGTGATGTGAACCCAAGGCATCACTAAAGAAGCTAAACAGTAGGTTTAATTTCTGAATCGTCAGCAGTAGTAATTTTAATAGGAGCCTGCTCAATACGCAAAGTTTGAGTTGGTCCGTTTTGAGAAACTTTATCGATTAATCTTTCTAAATCTTCTTTAGTAATTTGACCTAAAGAACCATTAGCTTTAGCTCCATCCATTTTCATAGTTCCATCACCTTTTTTAGACGCTGTTTGGAGTCCAAAACTCGCCAAAGCTCCTGTAAACACTGAAGCTACGAAGGTTATATCTTTAGGCGCTTGAGCACCCATTCCTGGAATTTCAATGTAATTTAATGAAATTATAAAACCAGACCAAACTACTACACCAAGTCTGACAAATGTTGATAAAATTGCTATTTGCTCTTCTTTATCGTCCAAACCTTCTTTTAGCTTAGAAAGTAAACCTTTCTTCTTTGCTTCTTCTTCTGATAATTTAGAAGATTTTTCTGTATTTTCAGTCATTGTATAGTTGCATTACCTACTAAGTTTACCCTCATGTAAACTTACATTATGAGATCAAATTGTTAAGAAACATGTGGAAATTAATTCCATTATTATTTGCATTTATTACGCCTAGTGTAAAAGCAGATCTTGTACATCGTTTATCAACAAGTACTCAATTAAGTGTCAATGGCGCTGCAACAAGTGCTACTAGGCTTGGAAGTACATATACCGTTTCAGGATCAAATATTAAAGTTGATACCTCAAACAGTGGTCATTTTGGTGCATTAACTGCTGGAAGTGCTACTGCTGCACCAACTCTTGATGTTGGTACATACGATATAAACACTGCAGGAAGTGCTTTTTCATTCTCAGAAAGTTGGACTCAAGGAGACGCCATAGCAGCAATGGGTGCAGGTGTGGACGTGACCGCCGGGGTGGTCGCAGACATGCCTGCTTATGGCACAACTACAACGCAATCTGGTGGTGTTGCAGGTAGCTTGGCAGGTACGATTACTAGCGCGGGTGTAGTAACAATAACCGCTGGAGGCGCTGGTACGACTGCAACGGGCCAATTCGTTAGTGAGATAACAGTCGGCGATTAAATAGATTATGAGACGTCTATTAACGCTCTTATTATTTATATTTATTCCTGAAGCTAAAGCAGTTCCTGTAATTCCAAATTTCACTCAGGGTGGTATGACCTCCCATACAGAAACAACATCTAAAGTAACTGAGACAATAAATTCCATAGATTATCAAACAGGGTGGCAGTATACTGTGACCGGGACGAATGTTGAGCATTCAGGTTCAAGTATCTCACCAAGCTCAGTTACAGGTAACAGCAACACGCTTCAAGGTGTCACTTCTACATGGACAGGTCTAGACGCTGCAAACAAACCAAACTGGACAATAACAAATCCTGGTGGAAGCTTTCAATTTACAGAAACATACCGAGCTCCAGGGATGGTCAATCAAACAATAATTCAGAGAGTCACCGAAATCCAAAGCGTGACCGACACAACATCAACATTCAGCAATTAAGCTACCTTTTATTAGTATTACTCAATGCGAATGCACTATTCCCCACAGCAGTACGCGCTGGCGACGTCGGTGGTGTTAGTGCCACTGCTAATCCTGTTGCTAATAGTAGTGGGTCAGTTACGAACCAAGCCATCCAGGTTTTACAGGGACCCTATATTACCAATACCTACGGAGATGGAATCAGTTGCCAAGGTCCTACTTTAAACATCACACCATTCCTGACCGACAGTCACAGCTTTCAGCAACCTAGGGAATATTACTATAATGACCCGGTGTTTGACACTTCGGATGCTAATAATGATGGAGTAGTAGATAACCCAGGAAAAATTCTCTACCATGTCCCTACCAGAACGGGACAGAAAGACCAATTTAATTTCAATTATGGAATATCAGCAACAATATCTGTTCCACTAGATGGAGGTCTTCAAAGAAGGTGTAAATCAGCTGCAGATAACAGAATTGCGTACGTCAAACAACTTACTGCTAATAAACGTTTAGATTTTGAAATAGCACGTCTTAAAAATTGTGGAGAACTCATGAAATCTGGAATAATGTTCCATCCGAAGTCAAAATATGCCGCAATTTGTGCAGACGTAGTACTTTTAAATCCTCCTGGAACATTACCTCAACATATTCATAGTATTCCTGTTACTTCTTCTTCCTCTTCTTCTGACCAATCTGGTTCTTCTTCTTCTGGTCTTGAAACTCTGAGCGTTGGCGAGCCAATTTCTGAGAAGTAGAAAGAACTTCCTTACTCTTACGACCTAATAATTTAGGTATTCTTTTAATTAATTGAGCAACAGCGGGTTTTACAGCAGCTATAAGTAAAGGCATAGTTGCCGCCACAAGTGCAATTTGGGCTGTGTTCACTACTTGGGCTGTAGTTGGGACAAACTTATCTACTACAGTTGTCTCTTCATAAAGAGTTATACATTTTCCATTAACTAACTCGTGCGATACTACTTTTTCCTTACCTAGTGCATTTCTCAGATCGCCTATTCGCTGGTCATTAGGTCCAGGACACTCAACTTCCTCATCTTTTTCACTAGGAATATCAGGAATATCAGTATTTGGAGTTGGAGGAGAAGGCGCTTCAGGATTATTAAGAGCTGGAGGAGGTACCTCTTCTGTGATAATTAAATTCTCAGGGGTGTAATCCATCGCATTAAACGAAGGATATTGTCCATTAGGACAGAAAGTCTTTACACCTTTAGGATCTTCTAAAGTTAAAGCACCCGCCCTCTTGTCCTCTGGATGCCACTCAACACAACCAGGCATATCAACAATAGGTAAGCCTATATTAACCGTTACAGGTGGCGCAGAAGGTGTTGTAACGGGTTGATATATCGACCAAATTGGAACTGTATGTACCCCTATGTCCCTTATCTGGACATTAGGTATCTCAGACACTATTTAGGAAGTCCTAAACTACCTAACTTAGCTGCACCTCCAGCTTGTGGTGCCATCGCAGGACCAGACATTTTTGGAAGTTTTGTATCAACTAACCCAGGAAGTGATCCACCAACTGATTTAAGAACTTGAGACTTGACGTCATTAACAAGTTTATCTCTGTTGACATATATAAATAAACCACTGCCGACAACGGCAATAGATACAACGCCAGACGCAAGAGCAATGATGTTGACAACTTTTTGCATGGGTCTATTCGGAAACTAAAGTGCCTAAAGCCCTACG